ACGTGGTGTCTGCCCTGAGGCACCCTGCTTACCTTGGTCCACCGACCATGAGGAGGACATTGGAGAATAGTCGATTTGGTGCTTGGTCTTGTTCTTTAAGGGAACACCCATCCCGGATTGCCACTGGTCAGCGGGCCTTTGGGCCGCTAATGCTATACCACTGCTGCATAAATAGCGGCATGAATCTTGCAGATGATCGTTCTCCTTCACGATCTTCCCCTTCTCATCGCGGCGGTAGATACGGAACTCGGCTAGGAAGTTCTGGAGGTGCCTAAAGACCTTTAGCTTCCCGGTACTCATCCTAGTCCACACCTTATACAACCCAGCTTCTACCGCATTATCCGCTGTGATCAGGGTCAAGCCTAGCTGTTGGTAGATGGCTAGGAGCTGCTCACCGTCCTTCTGACCCCTCCCTCTCGCGGCAGGATCTATGACACCGGGGATCCACTCACCCCTCGATTTTATTGCGGCGGCGTGGATAGGGGGTTCAGCCTGGCCTCTATAGTATTCGCTATAGATGTATAGAATATCCGATTCGGGATCGATGGCTCCCCATAATGCAGCGGTGCGGTTCCACCCTACGTCCAAAGCATAGACGAACTTGTACCAGAGAGGGAACTCGAATGGGTCGCAGACTATGTCCTCTTCCTCGATGGGATAGATCGCACCTGCACCTAAGGAGGGGATACCCTCGGAGCGAGCCTTCCTCTCATGGGGCAGGTAGGCATCAATGATGCTTTTCTTCGCCGCTTCATCAAGATGAGGGACATCGGACCACGCTATCTGAATCGCGAACTTACTCATTAGTCAGCACACTGAGCGACTTCACGAGGCGATGCTTGAGCTGACACCCTATACCCTGACACACATCCTGCAAATCGAGCATCCTTGATATCGAATAGGGCACTCTCTTGATCGAATGAGTGGGAGAGGATGAAATGATTATCCATGAGCTTCCAGTTGGCGGGGTCCTTAATGATCAGTGTACGGGATATCAGGAACACACCTCCCTTTATAATACCTGACCTCGCACTGTAGCCACCCCTTGATCCATCCTTGGCTCGATACGCATCCCCCACAATCATGAAGGCCCACCTTTTACCATTCAACATGGCTTGTAAGCCTAAGGTGTCATCATCGATCCCGTTGCAGTGGATGGTGGGGATCGGAGCTTTGGTGCGCTTTCTAGCTAGATTGAAGGCGGTGTAGGATAGAGCTATTCCCTTGAAGATCAGCACGCCGTTGAAGAACTCATGACGCTTCACTGCTCCGATGGTCATAGGTCAGCCGATACCAACACCAGATCGATCACTGCCCACACGAACATGATCAGGGGGAGGACTGCGAACCCCTTCATGGGATCAGGTTGCTCAAGCATCCACCCTGTTACAGCGAGGGATGCTAGGGAGGCTAGAGAGTAGAATAGAATATAGGCTCCCCTTATAAGCTTGTTCATTAGGAGGCCCCCATAGGCTTACCGCCTGGGAGATATGATAGCACTACATTTGATAAGCCCTTGAGTGGGGTGAAACCACACATCACGATCCCACTCTCCTCACCAGGGACTGTACTCATCGTCCTGGTTAAGCCCTCACTATAGATGTCTTGAGGGGGCTCCTCATCGCAGAGAAAGATATCTATCTTCGCGGCTTGGAAGCTCTCTCTTCCCTGATCGTAGCTATTCCCTGAGCGAAAGCCATCAGCGATTAGCTCATGGGTTTCATCTACCGTAACGCAATAGGAAGGTCCGTTAGAAACCTTCTTTATTGCTAACACCTCTCCATACTTATTTCTGGGGTTAGGCTTAGTCATACAGCCAGGAGTTCGGTTAAGCTTCCCGATTTCTTGGAACTTGATTCGGTTCTCTCCGGTCAGAGATAGGTAGTAGGAGAGGAAAGCTTTACCCTTCAGCTTTACATAATGGTGTCTGACTTTCGTAGGGATGCCTACATCCCATAGAAGAAGGCGTAAGTCATTTGCTAGGACCCCACTCGCAGTGGTGTAGCTAGCAGTATTGAAGCGTATAGTTCCATCACACCCATATAACCAACGAATGAAGATCTTCTTCTGGTCTAAGGGGAGCTGGAACACCCACTTCGGTATGTGCTTCTGCTTTGAGAGAACACCCCAAAGGCGATCATTCTCCAAGCTCTCCTTCAAGCGATTGAATTTGTGGTTTTTGGAGGAGATCTTAAAGCTTATGGGCTTACCCCGCTTCTTAGATTTAATAGGAACAATATACATGTCTGGGGGAAGACAGTCCTTAGTCCACTCCACAATGTTTGGCTCAGCACATGTAAAAAATGGAGTCTTCCCTCTTGTGCAACCATCACCAATCATTAGGGCAGTTAGCTTTACTCTCCAGTCTTCCTGCATCGTAGGAATAGGGTGATCGGGGCAAGCGATCTGGAGTACATCACCGGCCTTCAATGTTTCAGCGGCCCTCGGTGACTTCTCCCCCTCAACGTAGACCAGATGATTAGGGGTCATGGTTGTAGGACCACAGGAGGTCTCTATGAGAAGTAATGGGCTATCTGCGTAGGAGTGCAATGCGGTAACATTCCTGGGGATACCATCAGCACACAATACACGATCCCACAACTCGATGTCCTGGACCTTCTTGAGAGAACCATCACCCATCTTGATTGCTGTGTTTCTAGCAAAGCACTTGAAGAGGAGACGAGAGCTTCCACCAGCTGAATGCTTTGTAGTTACAGCGTCTATGGCTTCTGGGACACCGGCCCTAGGTGTTGTGCTTATGAGATTGGTTTTTGGTATCAGCCCAGTTCCAAAGTCTCCTGGGTTACCTAGAAGGATGACTTGTAAGCTCTCACGAATTGCTTTCACATCTTCCCCGGCTGCCCACGCATTAATTGGTCTTATGAAGCGTCTCCCTTCCCACCATTTCGGATACCAGCCTATCAAGTGACACGTTAGCTCATACAACGTACACGTGCTCTTACCGGACCTGTTGCTACCTATAGCTGCACGTTCTGTGTGCCCACTACCATCACAATCCTTTGGGCAATTCACCATAGGGCTATGTTTGCCTCCTGCCCTAAAGAACATGAGATGCTTCGTATATAACTCTCTCCTTAGAGCACCTGTGTCGGGATAGAGGCTGAATAGCTTTCTCTCCGCTAGTTGCCTGGCTCTCTTTCTCTCGTTATCGGCTTTTAGGATTGCTAACTGCTCGGGGGGCAGCTTCCTGATTTGATCGACTAGGGAGGCGATCAACTCGGGAGGGGCCCCTGGGATCTCGGGAGTGGACACTCTAGATCAGCCCATCGCTAGCATGGGGTTCCTTGGGCGGGGCTTATCTCTGTTGTAGCCCCACCTATCTTCCTCAAGCTTACCCGCGTTTAGTGGTTCGGTTACGGCTAGATGCCCTAAGGCATCATAGTATACGTATCCTGGAGGATTGGGTATCGGGCACCGATCCCCTATCACCTCTCTAAGCCTAGCCACCTGTCTCTCCCTCCCTAACCGACGCCACTCCCTGAACCACCCCATCACTTTACCTCCTTTGGTTGTAGTGTTTTAGGGTCTAACATGACCAGCGGTGGATAAGGTCTGGTTAGGACTTCCATCCTCTTCTTATCTAGCTCGATGATCTCTTCCATAGTCCAGCCATCGGGTCCTCGGGGAGGTAGGCCAGCTTGTTGCCTATCGTAGTCGGTCAGGGCCTCAACACCTTCTGCATAGAGCACCTCCATTATCTCATCGTAAGCCTTGCGATAGTGGTTCTTAACCCCACAGTTACAGATACACTGGTCTAGTTGGTGCATAATCCTCGATGCTAGGACCTGAGCCCTTATCAATCGGAGGTTCTGTCTCTCGATACTCATGGATGCTGTGCTCATATCATCCCCTCCTATCTAACTGATAACCTTATCATTTCGTACAAACTATGGCTCGGGCTCTTCAAGCTTCGTGCCGAGCTCCCGCTCGGGCTTCGCCCTCGCGCCCCCTATCCATTGATCAGTTCAGAGTGCGCTCATCCTCACAATACCCCCTCAAGGAATCAGCCACCATCCCGATCCCCTCCATGGTACTGTTCGTCGTATGATGGGTGAGGATGTGGGCCATCACTATACATAGACTGTGCATAGCCCTGTTCAGTTCCTCGGGGGTCACCGTGTCATAGGGGAGTGCACAATCTAGGATTGAGCTAGCTAGGGCTGCTATCTTGTATTGCTCTATCTCATCCTTGCGGCTCATCGGGGATCTCCTCGCTATAGATCAAGCACTTTGGCTATGCGATGGAGCTGCTTCGCTACCCTATTCAAGGTTTGTAAGGTCACCCTATCGCACCGACCCTCACCTATATCGATAATCGCGCCTTCAAGGTTGAAGGCTGCGTGAGTACTCACCGTGGAGCGCGATCCCTTGATAGGCTTACAGGTCTCGAAGATAGTCCTTATTTTAGCCAACCTCTTCTCAGCTACCCCATCAGGTGTTGTCACTGTAAACACCTCCCCTGGCGGATTTCTCCTTGATGGTCCCCTTCTTCTTACCCATGGCTAGCGCTTCCTTAGCCCGCCTGGCGCGGAGCCTCCTCATACATGCCCGGCTGGTGGCGCGCTTGAGTTCCAGGTTCCGGCCCTCCATCACTAGTTTCTCTATAGGGATACCCTTCTTCTTCCTACCCACCTTACCTACCTCGCTGGCACTTGGAAGGATTGTGCAGAGCCCCTCCCCACCCATACCTGAGAAAGACACAGTGACTTGCGCACATCAGCGCTTCGCGAGGTGGCTATCTTGCACTCCGGAGGTCCTTAGCCACAAGGTAAGACCGAAGCTCACTGTGCCTATCTCAAGTATGCTCCCATGATCTACCATGTGTTGGCGCTAACATCAACCCCATGCTACCCTCTAGACCCTGGCTATAGGAGACCCTCCCTACCCCATGCCCACCTATCTTATTCTACACCGATGGCAGTGTGCTTTTTCAATCGTGTCTAACATCCGCCCCTGTGCGAGGTACCTCCACGCCTCCCACCCTACCGAAGATTTTGGGGGCTCCCCCGCCCCGCTTCGCGGTGCGACCTGACCTACAGTATCACTCGCTGATAGTCTGTACTCACAGGGTCTCTATTGACAACATCGAAGGAATGTGTGCAGCGCGCGCTGCGTGCGCGGGATCATCCGTACACTGAGCATCGCTCATATCGTGCGGTGAGTGGTATAATTATATGTATTGACACTTGCCATACATATGCGCACATAGGTTAGTTGGCTAACCTTGTTCATGTGTACACTGATGAGTTGGTATTATTCGGTGGGCTTCTTGGAAGAGTCGGTGAGTGCATCTTGCGCGGATGCGTCGATGATAGTTGCTTGCGGAGATGCTAGATCTAGGAGTGTTGCAAGCAAGGCCCGTATTTCGGGGCTTAGATCATCTTTCACATTCACATCAACGATGGTGCGTTGGTAGTCGCGCCACTTGTCAGGTTGTCTGTTCTTGAGCCAGATGATGCATGCTGCAACATCGGGAAGAACATCTTCCATGTATTCAGCATACACTGGCGTTGTGCTGCCAGCTGGTAAGAATACCTTTGTTACTTTATGTTCAAAGCCATGTGCTCGATGATAGAGTTTAGTGGCTATTTCAGCGTCAGCAATCGCTGCGCCTTTTCTCAAGGCATTTGCAAATTCAGGATATAACTCTTTCCATTTGTACAATGTGTTCCGTTCGATTTGAAGGATGTTGCATAGCTCGCGTTCTGATGCACCCATGAGAGAGCATCCGTAAGCTATTGAATTATATTCATCTTTGAATGGTATGGGCTCGCGACCGACAGGGCGCTTAGCTGGTAGGTATTGTTGTGCTTCGGCATAGGCTACATCACTCATGTGCCTGAATATGGCTATTCCACCATGCCTAGCGCAAGATTAATTTTCATCCTTCAATCTAGGATATGGAAACAACCTATAATCTGCTAGCTCGTCAGAGGACAACCTAGCCTTCTTAGGGCGCATCTCCTTAGAATCTATAGGCTCTATGCCAGCGTTTATCAGGTTTTCTCTAGCTTTAGCTCGGATGGTACTCTTCTTATCCGCCCACCGGCGCTTCTTCCAAGGGATATAGGTTATAACCCTATCACCATGCCGTACTACCATCCTACCCTCTATCTAACTATAGACGAGAGCAGGCGGTACACTATCTTATATACCTAAGTCAATACTATCCTTACCAATATCAATAATCCCCCTAGGGATTAGCCTACCCCTAAGAACAACTATCCATCCAAGTATTAAAATATCGTATCACCATCCATGATACAAGCCTTGCCTTATAAAATAAATCTCTCCCTGTTCATATTGTGTTAGGATCTATGATACAGTATGGTGCCATCGTCCCCATGAGGAACATAAGGCAACAAGGAGATTTTCCAATGGCACACCAGATAGATATGACCAATGGTAGGGCGAACATGGCTTTCTCAGGATCACGCAAGGATATCTGGCATGGACTCGGGCAAGAGATCCTTCCCACAGATTCCCCCGAGGAATGTGCCAGTAAGGCCGGATTGACATGGAGTGTTATCCAGTGCTCTGCTTATGCGGCTTTAGCGGCTCCTGAGTTCGATCATATCCCCCAAGAGAATCGTTTCCGTCAAGTTCCCGACAAATTCTTCAATTGCCGCTCTGATACTGGTGCGCCTTTAGGCTTTTCCACAGATAGCTATCGTGTTCATCAGCCTAGCGAGATTATTGCTTGGTTTAAGCAATATGTATCAGCTGATTCTCGCTTCAAGTTTGACACCTTGGGTTCGCTACGTGGTGGCGCTACCATATGGGGAATGGCTTCTTTCGAAGATGATCTGGTTGTGGCAGGGGACAAGCATAAGGCTCGCTTGCTTATGACCACCACGTTTGACTGTACTGGTGCCACCATCAACAAAGCTACTGTTCAGCGTGTTGTATGTGCCAACACCCTTCGAATGAGCCTGTATGACAATAAAGCGGAGGTTAGGACCAAGCACAATACTAAGTTTAATGCCTCTAAGGTATCAGCTGAACTTGGTGCAATCGCCCAAAGCTTTGAGCGCTTTAAGACCATGGGCGATGCTATGCTTCAAACCAAGATGTCAGTCAGCGATATGTCTGCTTTCTTCAAGGCAGTCCTGGATATCCCATTTGATGTTGACAAAGAGGATCTGAGCACCAAGAAGCTGAATCAGTTTGATGCCCTTAGACGTGCCTATTCCGAAACTGTGAAAGAAGGCACTGAGCAACTTACCCAATGGTCAGCTCTGAATGCTGTTACCAGGTATGTAGATCACTCCAAGACCGTCAGGAACTCAGAGAATGCCGAGTCTAGAGTTCTATCAGCTGAATTTGGTAGCGGCGCTACCATGAAAGCTAAGGCCCTGGAACTCCTCCTCCACGCCATCAAGGACCGCATAGCAGCCTAATCCTAGGTCTCGCTAGCAAGAGGAGAGCCTGAGAAACTCTCCTCCTCTAACTAGACCGAGGGGTAAGTATCATGGCTTTGGATTTTACCTATGCTCCTAAGTTTGCTCCTACAGCTACCCAGACGCTTGCTGGTGGCAATAACCCTCCTAATGAGCCTCCTGCTAAGGCTCTACCGTTTAAGCCACCAGGGAGCTTACCTGAGGCTCCTAAAGCTAAAGCTGATAAGCCTAAGGCTATCCTTACAACCCCTAAGAGCTATGCTCATAAAATCACGCTACTGAATCGTAGGATAGCTAAGGTTAGGGCATCTGAGGAGCTTAAGGATTTTCAGGATAAGCTTAGAGCTTATAGGGAGAAAGTTCCTTATGAGAGTTCCTACGCTTTATGGAAGCTTGGATAATAATTATTCTGTTAGGGTATCTTTAATACCTGAAGCGTATAGTCAAGGAAATTAGATAGGAGAATCCAATGGCTTTTAATAGACAAGAGTGTAACGAGCTAGGCTTCCAAGCTGGTAAATCTGGTGAGGACTGGAGTGCAGCTATTACGCGTGTGGCAACAGCAGTGTTGCAGAATAACGCAGAGTTGGTTCGGGCGTATCAGGTAGGGTGGAAGCGTGGTGCAGAGTTACGTAAAGCAGAGTCTAGTAGGGACTTTGTAGACTGTGGTGATGGTCTCAGTGTGATTCTCAAAGAAAAGGCGAAACGCTAACGTACCGGTAACACCTACCTGATACACTCACTAAGCTAGACACAGATCAAGATAGGGGTCCTACCATGAACACCCTCAAAGCTCAGAGACACGGTTATCAAGCTGGCCTTATCAACCTCTCAACAGAGGCTTGTTGCTACCCTGAAAACGATGACAACCGAGTAGCCTGGTTCCGTGGATACCGGTTAGGTAGGGTAGCTAGATGGCAATCTGATAACCGATTTATGCTCACCACCGGATCATTCCTAGCTACCCACGCTGACGATAGAGCAGCTATAGGAATAGCTACCTCTAATGTGATCAGCTTGGATATCCCTGACTATGGAAGAGGACAATTCTAGCAAGGCGAGCGAAGCGAGCCATACTTGGGAATACCTAGCGAGCCATACTTGGGTAACGAACTAATCGTTGTAGGTATGATAATCATCCTTACCAATGCTCGCATTACAGTAAGCATCCATGCAATGATTGACCGGCATATCCACTCCAAAGCGGTGTCCTAAGAGCCTACCTATGGTCCACCTGAGGACATAGGCATTGATGTTCACATACCAGTATAATGGAAACCACCACCACCTACCCTGGATAATGGCAGCCTCATAGCATCGGGAGCTTACTGTTTGGTCAGGATCCCCTGCTAACACAGCGTTAGCTAACAAGTCAGCTGCGTAAGCTACATGGTATAGGTAGGTGCCCGGCATCATCCCTGGAATATCCCCAATCTCGTACTAAACCCCACAGGGCGGCTGCGAGAAGAGCGCCGGTCATAGATGCTGCATAAGTGGATTAGTTAATACAAGAGATATGCTTAGTTAATACCCCATAGGCGCATTTCGTTAGTGATTTGGTAATAGGTTGTGTGTTAGCTTACCTCACACAGCAAGGGAGCTAGTCCAATGATCGTATTTAAGCTTGAAGATGATGGTGGGTTCGTTGTTGGAGATACTGAGACCCGAGTAGCGGCTTATGCGTATCCCACAAGTGAATATGCCTCTAAAGCACGTGCAAAGCCACATAGCGTGGCAAACAGGATGGCTACTGACGCGAATAAGTTTCACCCAACTTTCAGTAAGCTTCAGCTTAGCGCTGACTACTACGCTCGCTTGTGGGCACGCTTGGAGGTTTAGTCATGATCGACTTCGATAATCAGTTTCGCGAATCACCTTGGGAAACCAGGGAACGCTGGAAACGCATCAGAGAGAAACGGGTAGCCGAAGGGAAATGTTGGCAGTGCGCTAAACTCCTACAGGAGTGTACCTGCCCTAACATACACAGGAAAACCAAGCCATGAGCCAGAAAGCAAACTATTCAGCTATCAACCAAGCAATGGATGAAGCTTACCTGGGACCTTCCAAGTTTAAGCAAACCATCCGGTGGATGAAGCACATGAGCATAGCTTTCCTCCTGGGAGCTGGAGGGATGGGCTATGAGGTGTACCTACACGAGCACAGGAGCATCAAGACCATCGAGGATATCGTGCTAGGTGGAGCATGTGGCCAGAAAGACCCTAAGGTCTCTAATCAGATCGATTGGTATGACTGCCAGGATGCCGCGATTGCGATAGACCTTAATCAGCGTGCTATGGCCCACGATCAAGAGACCGCTGAAATCCTATCCGATATGTCTAAGAAGAAACCTGCCGGAAAATCAGCCGCACGGCGGGGTAGCTAATCATGGCTAGGATAACCTTGAGAGTAACCTTCAAACTACCCCCCGGGGCGCTGATCGATGAAGCAGTACTGTATACACTAGACGCTGTTAGTACCTGGAAAGGCTCTCTCCAACCCCCGAATGCTTATGGTGACGGAGAGCCAGGCGATCCTATGTTCAATCTAGATAGCGATTCGGTGAGGGTGCGCTACCTCTGTCGCACCATCCCAGGTAAGAAGAAGCCTGCTAAGCGTAAGGGGAGCTGACCAATGTACTTATACACCTACAAGAACTATAACACCGGAAAGGTTAGCATGAACATAATCTTCCCAGATGATCCTGTAGGATCATGGCTTGCAGCCCCTTGGTACTTATTGCCTTGGTATAGCACAAGACGACGACATTGGCGATGGATCGTAGATCATCGTGGTTGTCATGTGGTTTTCTACTGGGAATATAAATAAAAAGCTATCCGCCCTAGGAACACCTATCCGGTGAAGGCCCTAAGGGTAATTCCAAGAAAACCGACTAGCTCCTAGCTAAGCTAGCCGTAAAAGAAGGCTCTATAATGCACATGGGGCCACCAAACACAATAGGGGAGTTTGACCATGGTCGCAGATATCGAACGTACTGTAATCTATGACGAAACAGTGCCCGCAATACCAGAAATCGATCTACTGAGAACACGGACTATCATAACTGCGGAAGACGATGGGTTTATAACTATCGAGGAACATCAGTACTTAAGTAAAGCTACCAAGGAAGACATTACTATACGGATTGGGCTAACTCCCCTAATGGTTCAAGCTATACTAAAAGCAAGGGGAGAATGACCATGCGTATCCTACTAGCTGCAACGCTGTTACCGCTCGTCCTGCACTCGGATAGACCTCTGGACCTACACCTAAGGCCCTCCCTGATGACCGAGGAGATAAAGCATACCCCGAGCGAAGCGAGGGGGGAGCTTGGCTCAGCTGGGTCCACCAATGGTCTGGCATTCAACAATGCTGTGCGTAGGGTAATCAATCCATCAATCGGTAACCAAGCCTCGATTAAGTGGCAAGCCTCAGCGAAGAAGGCGTTTCTAGGGTTGCATATACGGTTCTAGTGTATTAGGATACCTGACACATGAGCGAGCTAACCGGCTTGATCCGCTTCCTGATTACCCTAGCCATGGCTGAGGGGTATGTGTGGACCTTTCTAAGATTGCTAACCCATCATTGGTAGGAATCTAAACTATGCATAGAGAAGATATACCACTAGCAACCCCATGCCCAAAAGGCCCACACGGTATTCACCTATGGGGCTCAGGGGATGGTTGGGGAGTGATAATCGGGGTTTCGCGGTGCAAGTTTTGTAATGAGCTGTCGCGGCGGGAACATTTTCACTCCTTACGCCAGATAGTGGAAGACTAATCACCAATCATTGGTAACAGCATAGCTGCTACAGTAGGTAGGAGGATAGCTATGCAATTCAGAATCCATTTCACGCTCTCAGACGGCAAGGAGGATTCTGTTATCGTCTCAGGGAGTACTATCGAGGCAATCCGTGAGGCAGCTATCGATGCTGTGGAACGCCGACAGGGGAAAGATCCCTGGAGTGAAGAGATTATAGACCATGTTTACTAGGAGGAACGAATCATGTTTACCCAGTTCAAGGAATGGTTAACGACCCTATTTGATATGCCCCCTGACGCTGAGGAAGCTAAGCTCCGTGCTCAGGTAGCCTTCTGTCAATCCTGGACCTGTAGCGATGTGTGCTCTCGTGTGATCGCTGTCCACATTCAAGAGGCTACCTCGTTTATCAAGCTTACAGATACGGCATGGCACAATGACTAAACTCAAGGGCCAGCTGACTATAGGGCGTACCCGCTCATCGCATGGACCAGACACGATTAGGGTCTCTATTCGAGACCAAATGTCGATCATGGAATTTGCCAGCATTGAGCTATCACTAGAAAACTTTTCTAAGGCCATCACTGGTTTGGCTGGGGTTGATGGTGAGCTTGAGATACGCGGGCTAGATCGTGTTGGTAAGAAGCACGAATGCAAGACTGAGGCTGTAGATGTTCCCTATGAAGGATACTCTTTACCGAGGGGGTTTGATTTTGGTCCTGCCTTGAAAGCTTGGGAGGTAGATGGCTGGGAAGCCGATCGGCATCAGATGGAAAATCGCAACAATTGGGGGAGAGTAATCTCCCTGGCTGAAGACAGTCATCGAGTACTTATCAAGACACACTTTCACCGATGGGTGGAACCATGAAACCCCGGATTAGTCAAAGAGCCTGGGACGCGATCAGCGAATACGCTAGACATGATCTCTCCTATAGGAATAGCCACATTGCTCGCAAAGCTAGATCCGAAGCCTGGACCGAGGGCCGGGATGCTAAATCCCTAGGGAATGCTATCAATCCCTATCGTAGAGCGCTTAAGGCTGTGGCTGACCCAGAGTCCCAGACAGTCCTTCGTACTCTAGCAGAGTGCTGGGATAGGGGCTTTGTCAGTGCAGTAACCGGGAGTGCTGAGGGATGATTAGCGGTCATCTCACAGCTTTCCTCATAGGAGCCTTGATATTCATGCTCCTGTCACTCGGCAGCTGGTTGAGGAGAAAGCTATGAACTGGCTAGCCCTGATCATATTCGGAAGCTTGTTAACCTATGCTCTAACCACTGGAGGGATACCATGAACTGGGGATTAGTCCATGCTAGCTTGGTGATTCAGCTTAGAAAAGCTGGAACCTGTAACTCTACCCAACTCGGTTATATCCTAGCCGATGCCTTGGGAGCTGGTCTAGGCTTCGATGAGGCTACCCAGAGCAAGCTAGCTGTGGATACCTATGAGCAAGCCCGAGATAGGATAGCTGGTGTGGCTGTGAGGCCATTTCCATGACCCATGATGATCTAGCAGCCTCCCTAGCCTGGGCTATCATCATAGTGATGCTTCTCTATGTGCCCCTATTTTGGCTCTAGGGGCGTCATAACGATAAGAGGTGCCCAATGAGTAGATCCGGCTACGATGACGACTATGACAACACCTGGGGCCTAATCTGTTGGCGTGGAGCGGTAGCTAGCGCCTTTCGAGGCTCTAGGGGACAGGCATTCCTCCGGGAAATGCTCCAAGCTTTAGACAACCTTCCAGACAAAAAGCTTATAGCCAAGGAGCTTATCCAAGAGGGTGCTGTCTGTGCTCTAGGCGCAGTAGGTAAGGCCCGTGGGGTTGATATGACCTCCATAGACCCTGAGGACCGCTCATCGGTAGCAGGAGCCTTTGGGATCGCCGAAGCCATGGCTGCTGAGATCATGTTCGAGAATGATGAAGGTCGAGGCTATTGGGCCAAGGAAACCCCAGAAGCTAGGTGGTCAAGGATGCGTAACTGGGTAGCTAATCAGCTTATCGAGTGGGATAAGCCATGAGTAGCCGAGAGCGTAATAAGGAAAAGCGCGAGGAGCGCCAAGGCGCACTCTATGCTGAATGTGGAGAAACCAGGAACTGGCCCGAGCCTTGGTCCGAGGCCAAACTCAGAGGCTATGACCGAAGAAAGCGTGAGCTAGCCGATGAACCTAAGCTATGTGCAGGCTGTGGTAAGAATTGGGCCGACCTCCCCTCTCGCTTCTGCCCCGGCTGTGAAGCCTATCGAGAACATACGGGGCAGATATGACTATCACCAAGGTCCCAGACCCCCTATACACCTACACTTACCTAGGCAATTTCAGCGCCACCCCGCCATGGTATACCATACTCATGTCCTGTGATGACTGCCAAGTGTGCTGGGGAGGGTGTTGGGATAATTATCAGTGCCCTAAGTGTGGCAAAGGCGATCTACCATCAATCAAGGGGGTTAATGATGAGCCGAGTTAAGCCCCCCGGCCTAGAGCCCACAGAAATCTCTCCAGGAATAGCCACCCTCCACCTAGGGGGATTGAAGTACTGGTATATCAAAAACACAGGAAAACGCCCTTTACACATTGAGTTCTTGGATGAAAGCTCTGTGGAGCTAGATCCTGGCTGGGAACTTATGCCGAGTGGGAAAGTCCCCTAATGAGAACCAAGCCCCCCGACCGCCCCAAAGGCCCTGACCGCTTTGATGCTGATCGTAACAAAGTAGTCCGCTTTATAGACGCTCGAACCCGCGAGATTCGTCGGGAAGCAGTTGAACGGGTAAAGAAAGCTGGAATATTCAGGCTTTGGGCGGACCCCAAGAGGGTTAAAGATCATGAGAACTAAACCCCCTGATAGAAGGAACGCTGTAACCCTCACAGTCTCCTTCATGAACCGCTCCTATCCGGTCACCTATGGTTTGGTAGGCGATAAACCTTGGGAAGCCTTCTGTAGTGTAGTAGAGAATATCCCAGACGGCTCCGAGCTCCATGCTACGGTCTCAGATGCCTGTATAGCCCTCTCCGTCCTAAGGCAGGAAGGCTACACCTGGGAAAAGCTAACCCAGCTGTTTCAACAAAACTGGCCTGAGGGATCTACAGAAGGTCACCCAGCATCAATCATAGGAGCTGTAGCTAGAGCTGGGCTAGAGCTAGAGAGAACCTTAGTCCTGGAACTAGCTGATCCACCAAGGGTTGACAATTAGAATACCCATAGCCTAATCCTAGAGTATGAACAAGCCACCTTACACTAAGCTTACAAAATCCCCCAAGCCCGCCCTCCCTTACAAAGCCTCCGAAGTTTCGGCCCAAGCGTCCCCACAAGTCAAGGATGCTCAAAAGGCATTTTCCCAGGTTATCCGCCAAAATTAGTCTGCCCCCACCTACCACCAGAAACAGCTCGCATC